CATTGGAGAACGCAAGCATGGATGAAATCCTAAAGCAGTTGCTGGCATCCGACCTATTGAGTGAAGACACCAAGGCTCAGCTTAGCGAACAGTTCACTATTGGCGTTCAAGCTTACTTAGCCGAAGAGCGTTCTAAGCTTGAAGTTGAGATCCGCTCTACCCTGACAGAAGAATTTGTCAAGGCCAGAGATGAGCTTGCCGTGACGGTCGACACCAAGGTTGAAGCATTTCTCGCTAAAGAATTCGAAGAGCTGAAAGAGGACATCAACAAGTTCCGTGATTTGGAAGTTGATTACGCTGAAAAGCTGGTCGAAAAAAGAGCGCCTGGCACAGGCACTTGGCGAGCAGATGAACGCCTTAGTTGACAAGATCGACGCCTTCCTTGAGGTCCGCCTCGATGAAGAGTTTAGCGAAATCGAAGAAGATATTGAAGATGTCAAGAAGCTGGAATTTGGCCGCAAGATCTTCGAAGCAGTAGAAGCAGAGTTCAAGAAGTTCCGCAAGGAAGACCTTGGCACCGTTGAAGCTGACCTGGCAGAAGCCTTGGACAAGCTTTCCGACGCTGAGACCCGCCTCGCTGACATCGAGACTTCTCGCCTCGCTGAAGCCCGTAACATCAAACTAGAAGAGCTGCTCTCTCCTCTCAGCGGAAACGCTCGTGAGCAGATGAAGATCATCCTCTCAAATGTTTCAACTGAAAAGCTGGAAGAAGCGTTCAAGGTTTATATTGGCCGCATCCTCAAAGAGACAGTTGACACAACCGTAACAAAGGACCCTAAAGCAATCATTGAAAGCAAGACCGTATCGGCTAAACCCGCTACTCTCGTGACTGGAAATGAAGAATCGCTGACGGAAGATGTACAAAACGATGCACAGGCTGCGCACCTCTTGAGAATGCGTAAACTTGCTGGTATCAAACAATAACCCCTTAATAGGAGCCACAAATGAAACTTTTCGAAAACTGGCAAGATGAGAAGGCTGCGTTGTTAGAGGGTCTTGACCCACGCAAAGCTGCCATCGTTTCTACCGTACTGGACAACCAAGCAAAGTACTTGACTGAAACTGCTGGTGGTGATGTAAACTCTACAGGCAGCATCGGCAGCTTCCAAAAGATCATCCTCCCGATGATCCGCCGTATTATCCCTGGAACAATCGCAACTGAGATCGTTGGTGTTCAGCCAATGACTGGTCCTACTGGCCTGGTATTCTCTCTGCGCTTTACCTACAAGAATGACGCAACTACAACTGAAAGCCCTGGTGGCGACATCAATGTAAACGACGAAGTTTTTGGTAACACCTCTTGGACCGCTCCATATGCTTCCAAGATGCGTCGCTTCTACTCTGGTGGCGTAGATCCAGCGGCTTCTGGCGGTCTGTATGACCCAACCTCAGGCGTTAACACTGGTGGTGCTTACACTCCAGCTGGTAACTTCTCTCTTGCTTCTAGTCCATTGGCTGGTGAAGCTGGTGATGTAGTCGACATGGAAAGCTTCCCAGGACGTTCTCTTGGTCTGCAAGTTCTGCGTCAACCAGTTGTTGCTAAGACACGTAAGCTGCAAGCTAAGTGGACCATCGAGTCGATGCAAGATTTGTCTTCTCAACACGGTCTTGACCTTGAAGCTGAAATCACCCAAGCTTTGTCTGCAGAAATCGTTCATGAAATCGACAACGAAATCGTTACTGACTTGATCCGCTTGGCTGGTACGACAGAAACTTTCGACATGGCTGGTTCTTTCACTGGCGTTCCTCACTATGTTGGCGATCGTCACGCTATCCTGGGTGTTCTGATCAACAAGGTAGCAAACGAGATCGCTGCTAAGACACGTCGTGGCGCTGGTAACTTCATCGTTGTTTCTCCACAGATCGTTTCGGTTCTTCAATCTGCTGCTAAGTCGGTGTTCGCACCAGCTGTTAGTGGTTCATTCGAAGGTCCTAACAACACCCGTCTCGTTGGCGTCCTTAACGGCACCATCAAGGTTTACAGCTTCCTGTTCAACGCGTCCTTCGGTATCGTTGCTTCTGGTACTACTGTTCTTGGCGGTGCAACTTCTACCTCTGAAATCGTTTTGGTTGGTTACAAAGGTGGATCTGGAGAAACTGACACTGGTTACTTCTACTGTCCATACGTACCACTCATGACTTCCAACACTGTTGTCGATCCACAAACATACAACAACCAATTGATGGTTATGACTCGTTACGGTAAAGTGACTTTCGTTTCTAACGCAAGTTCACTTGCAAACTCGGCCG